CAATAACTGAAAATTCTATAATTTCGCCAAGTGGTATTCAAAATGCAGACAAGATAGTTGAAGTAACTGGTGGAAATACACCTAGAGTGACTTCTATACCTACTTTAGTTATTGGAACTGCTTATACATTATCTTTTTATTTAAAATCTGCAGAAAGAAATCAAGTCAGAGTTGTTTTTGAAGGGTCAATAGCAAGGTCTGCGTATTTTAATTCAACTACAGGAGTTGTTAGCGTTATAGGAGGAAGTGCTACAGCTTCAATGTCTTTGTTAAACAATGGATGGTATAGATGTTTAATAACAATAACTCCTACACAAACAAATGGTGGTTTTTATATAGCAACAGCAGAAAATAATCAAATTATTAGTTCAGGAGATAATACAAAAGGAATTTTTATTTGGGGAACTCAATTAGAAGCAGGTCCAAACGCTACTTCTTATATTCCAACAGTTGCAAGTACTGTTACAAGAAATGCTGATGTAATTACTAATACAAATGCAAGTACATTGATTAATTCAGTTGAGGGTTGTTTTTTTGTAGAAGCAAGTTCACTTATAAATGGAGGTAGTTTTAGGCTATTTTCTTTGTCAGATGGCACAAGCAACAATAGAATTACAATAGGTTGGAGTACAGTTACAAATACACTTTTAGCTTTTATGAATCTTGGTGGTACAATAAGGGTTAACAATAATATAACACCTTTTAACCAAACATCTAATAATAAAGTTCTTTTTAAATGGGGTGGAGGTAATTTCAAAGTATTTATAAATGGAGTTAATAGATTAAGTTTGACTTCAGTAACAATGCCTACTGCAAATTTATTTACAAAATTAGGTTTCGATTTAGGTTCTTCTTCATCTTTTTTTGAAGGTAATGTTAAATCTGTTTTAGTTTTTCCAACTCAATTAACAGACACAGAATGTATTAACCTAACAACATTATAATGAACATTTACAAACTTAAATACACAGACAAAGAAACTGCAATAGCTGATTTAATTACAAAGTATGTAATTGATGAAGATGGGAATTACATCAATGGAACACAAGCAGTTGTTGAAATAGGTTTAATTACAATCGATGAGGTTGTTATTGATGGTTATCATTATGATGTAATGAGTGAGCAAGAAATTGAATTTGAAAATAAAATTGAAGTAAATAATCCTAAACATACCTTTGCAGGGTATTGAAAAATAAATAATTTTTAAAATGAAACTATATCTTTTTACTTTTTTTAAAACTATGTTAATTTGTTTGCTTACTTTTGTAACACCGATTAAAGGACTTTTAATTTTAACAGGTTTAGCGGTTTTATTTGATACTTTATTCGCTATTTATATTAGTATTAAATTAAATGGCTGGAGTAGTTTTAGAAGTACTAAGCTATTTAATATTGTAGTTAAAACTTTCTTTTATTTTGGCTCAATTATTTTAGGATTTTTTATTGATAAACATATAATTGAAAATAATACTTTATTTGGAGTGCCATTATTGATATCAAAAGTAGTTACTGTCTTTTGGTTGTATATTGAAGTAAAAAGTATAGATGAAACTTCGCAAAAGTTAGGTAATAAATCATTTTATTTTATTATAAAATCAATAATTGCAAAAGCAAAGGATTTAAAAAAAGATATTAATGAATTTAAAGAATAGATTATGAAATTAGACGAAAACGGATATCAGTTAATTTGTGAGTTTGAGGGTTTAATGCTTAAACCTTATTTGTGCAGTGCAAAAATTCCAACTATTGGCTATGGTAATACTTACTATCCAAATGGAGTTCGTGTTACATTACTTGACAAAGCAATAACTAAAGAATATGCTTTTGAAATATTCAAAGAGATAGCTGATAAGTTTGCCAAAAGAGTTTCATCTATGGTTAAAAAGCCATTAACACAAAATCAATTTAATAGTTTAGTTTCTTTTACTTACAATGTAGGAACTGGAGCATTTTCAACTTCAACATTACTAAAAAAAGTAAATGCTAATCCAAATGATTTAACCATTAGAACCGAGTTTATGCGTTGGAATAAAGCTAATAGAGTTGTAGTAAATGGTTTAACAAGACGTAGAAAAAAAGAAAGCGATTTGTATTTTCTATAAAATAATTTATGTGCCTTGTAAATTTTATTTTAATGATTTATTTTATGGTAACCTATAAATTTACTATTGAATTTACAAAGTGGTTAAATGATATGACCACACCATTAAAAAATGATTATTACATTTTTTTCAAAGATGGTAAGATATATACTATAAATGAATTAATAGAAATTTTTAGAACTGAATATTATGAGAAATAAATTAATCTTATTATTAAGTATTTTAATAGTTGGTTGCGGAACTCGTAAAACTCAACAAACGAAAACCGATGTAACAACTAAAGAGGTAACAACTGATAATTCAGTAATTGAAACTAAAACAGATACTAATACAAAAGTTATCGATTGCACTTTAACTGACGAAATAGAAATAATTCCAATTGATAACACAAAGGAAATAGTTGTAAATGGTAAAACTTATAAAAACGTTCGTTTAAAGAGTAAAAAAACTAAAAACAATGTAACTACTAACAAAGTTGAGAAAGTAGCTAAAAAGCAACAAAACGCTATTAAAATAAAAAGTAAAGCAAGTATAGAAGTAAAACAAAAAGAAACTGAAAGAAATTCAAATTATTGGTGGTTACTTTTATTAATACCGATTTATTTATTATATCGAAAATATAAACATAAATTTACAAACGTAGGTTAAAGGCATACCATAGAACTGCATTAATCTCTTTTTTTAAACCACTTCAATCGAGGTGGTTTTTTTTGTCCCACATTTTCTGATTATTTGGGACAAGTTTTTAGCGCAATTTACTTGACTATTATTTATAATCAATATAAATAGTACAAATAATTAATAAAATGTTTTTTTTATTCAAAAAAGGTTTTATATTTGTACTCAGATAACAACAAATAAAAAAAAATTATGACAACTCAAGAAATTTACACATTAGCAAATGAAACTACAGAAAATCAATATAACAACTTAGTTAATTTGTTTTCTACTAAAGAAGAAGAATCTTTAAATATTTTAATAAGATTAGGAGATAGGAAAGAATTAGCTTTATGGACTGTTATATCAGAAAGATATAATAATCCAATTAGTAAAATGTATAACATAGCTTATAATTCGTAAGCTATTAAAAATTATAGTTATGACATCAAAAGCAAAAGCAGAAGAATTAGTTAAAGTATATTATAAACTTTTACCAATATCTGCATCGTTTGAATATAGTTTAAATATATGTAAACAATGTGCATTAATAGCAGTTGATGAGTTGATAAAAGAAGTAAACCATTCAGATGTAGGATATTGGAAAGAAGTTAAACAAGAAATAAATAATTTTTAAAATTAAAACTATGAAATATTTTTTACAAAACAAGAAACCGCAAATGACATTTGCATTTATCATTTTAATTTATATTATAACACAAATAGCAAGAATATGAAAAACGAGCGTAACGCTGGAGCAAAAAAAAAGTTTCCTAATATAGAAACAGAAATTTTACACATTCGCAAAAAAGTACCAAAAGGTAAAGCAAATGAAATTAAAGAACACGTAAAAAATTTAATAAAAAAATTAAATCAAAATTAAGATGACACTATTAGAAAAATTAAAGCCGGAATACAGATTGATTTTAGATGAATCTACAAAAGAAATTAAACCTGAAGTAATAGAAATATTAAACAAGCATAGTTTTTTTATAAATGCTACTTATTATGAAGTTTGGAGAGTTATGTATTTCTTTGAAACTCCTGACTATGATTTAAAACATTTTGTTAATTTTTTCAAAGACTAATTATGAAAGCAACAATTAATTTTAGAGGATTTGATTTTGATGTTCAATATGATTATGAACCAGCAGAAATGCAAACTTACGAATATCCAGGTTCTCCAGCAACATTTGATTTTTGGCAAGTAGAGTTAAACGAAATCGATGCAATGGATTTATTAGAACATTGCTTTGAAGATTTTGAAGAAGAAGCAATTGAACAATTAAAAAGCACTTATTAATATGAAACAATCAGCAGTAGAATTTTTGGAATTAATGTTTTTAAGAATTTTGTCTTTTGATTCAGAAGAACATAGAAAAAAATACAAAGATGTAATACGTCAAGCCAAAGAAATGTTTGAGCAACAGATTAAAGATGCTTATGAAGATGGTTATTCAGATAGCGACAATACTTTTGAGTTGAATAAAGAATATTATAATAAACAATTTAAAAATAAATAATATATGAGCAACGAATTATACACAATAGACAAAACACCAAGTACAGATTTGGAAAAGTTCCAATATTTAAGAATTGAAGCGTTAGAAAATAGAGTTAAATATTTAGAAGCTGAAATAGACAAAGCTAAAGAAATTTTAACCAGTATTTTAGATGATGCATCAGATATAGAAGTTAACGATTATAAAGATTTTTCAGCGTAATGGAATTAGTAGATAAAATAACCACAAGCGTAATGTCAACTCAAATAGCATTAAATCAATTAGAAGCTATTAAACACACTGGATATTACAACAAAGAACTAAAGCAAAAGTTAAATTTAGTATTACCTTTGTTAATTAAAGCTGAAGAAAAGCACTACGATAAATTTTTTGAAAGTTTAAGTGATAGCACAGACCAAGTTTATCAAGTGTTTGAAAACTTTATAAAACGTATATCACAAATTCCAATATATGATATGGAAAACATTTGTTATATGATTGATGCTTACGATAAAGACCAAAAAAGTATGAATGGTATAACTAATAAAATACTAAAATGAAAACTTTAGAAGAGTGTGCAAAAATTTTGAAATTAACAACAAAAGGAGTTTTATATCGTTTGAATAAATTAGATATAACACCAGTAATTTCACTAAATAATAAATTAGAGATTTCAGATATTGAATTTGAAAAAATTAATTATCCAAATCATAATATAAAAGAAATAGTTTACATAACACAAACATATCACATTTACGAATCAAAAATGAATTATGAGTAAACAACGAACACGATTAAAACCACACGAGGCGATAGCTTTAGGTTTTGAATTAAAAAAAGACTATAAAAGCGAGGGTAATCCTAAATTTTATTTGTCTGAAACTCAAATAAAGGAACTTCAAAAAATTAGAGAATTTCACCAAAAGGAATTTACCGAAGTAAAACGTACTTATAACAAAGATGGCGAAGTAATTTCTAAAGTTGAAAAGCTGAATCAAAAGGAGTTAATTGAAATTCCAACTAATCACGAAATTGTAAGAGTTTCAACAAACGTTTCAAATGGTCAACAATGGGTAATTACAAAGCCGATTAGTGAAATTGATGTTGAAAATGAAATTGACTTCTTAAATATCTTTAAAGATATCATTAAACCAATTGAAGTAAAAGCTAAAAAGGTAAAAAGTAAAGCGTTATTTGACAGAGCGGTTATAACTGATGTTCACGTGGGAATGAAAGTAACAGATGGACACTCTTTGTATGATGGTTTATGGAATGAAACAGAATTATTTAAAAGACTTGAAATTTTTGTAAATGAAATAGTAAATAATCAAAAATCAAATACTTTATTACTTCACGAATTGGGTGATTTTATGGATGGTTACAACGCAATGACTACGAGAGGCGGTCACGAGTTACCGCAAAATATGGATAATCAAAAAGCATTTGATATTGGTTTAACTTTTAAAATTACTATGGTTGACTTCCTGGTGCAACATTATGATAAAATACATATTGTAAACATTTGTAATGACAATCACGCTGGAAGTTTTGGCTATATTGTTAATTCAGCATTTAAAACTTACATTGACTTAAAATATCCTGATAATGTATTTGTAATTAATCAAAGAAAATTCATTGACCATTACTTTTTTAAAAATAGATGCTTTATAATTTCGCACGGAAAAGATGACAAAAGTTTAAAGTTTGGATTTAAACCTAAACTTGACCCTATCCAAATTGAAAAAATTAAGAATTACATTGATGAATATAAATTGCACGATTATCAAATAGAATTTGGCAAAGGAGATAGTCATCAGTTATTATTCGACCATACAAGCAGCACTGCTTTTGAATATCAAAACTTCGGAGCATTTTCACCTCCAAGTGATTGGGTGAAAACCAACTTCAAAAACACAAAAAGCAGTTTTACAACAATGAACTACTACGAAAATCAAAAGACTATTAATCATTATATTTTTTAATAATAAACCTATTTAGTTTATTATTAAAAAATTAGTTTATAATACTTAATATTAAATACTTATGAAAATAACAATAACATCACACGGACAAACACATACAACAGAAGTTGAACACGACAATTTAACAACAGAAGAAATTGCAGAAATAATTACAAATTTAATAACCTGCGCTGGTTATGGTAGAAATAGCATAATCGATGCGTTTAAAGAAATAGAATAAATATGACACCATTACATTATAATAACGGAAAAGGATATGATTTAATTGACGTAGGTATTGATTACCAACTTAATTTTTTTAGGTTTAATGTTTTAAAATATATTTGCCGAGCTGGTAAAAAACAAAATGAACTTCAAGACCTTGAAAAAGCGTTAGATTACATTCAAAGAGAAATTGAATTTATAAGAAAACAAGAACTTAAACAAATTGAAAGATGACACTAAAAGAAAAGTTTGAAACTAAGTCTTCTATTGACACTACAAAAGAAGCTAAAGTATTTGCAAGTGAATGCGAAAAAATAGCAGATGAATTTGCTATTGGATTTGCAGAGTGGTGTTTAGATGAAAATCATATTATATTAAACGATGGAAAAGAACTATTAAAAATATATAAAAAAGAAAAAGGATTATGACACATTTACAAAGAATTAAACGCATAATGCAATTTAATTACAAGCGTGGAGTTAACAAAGAATCAGTCAACGAGGTTTATCGTAAAATATTAAAATCTAAAAAATAAAATTATGCCAGATATTTCATTATGCAATAATGCACTATGTCCATCAAAAGATTATTGTTATAGATTTACCGCAAAGCCGAACGAATTTAGACAATCTTATAGAAAATTCACACTTGAAAGTGATGAGGTAAGTTGCAGTTATTTTATGCCGAATGGTAAATGTAAAATGTGCGGTTTAAGTAATGGAGTGCATAAAATGAGTTGTCATTTTAACAAAGCGAAAAAGGGTTTATAGTAGCTTAACTCCAAACCTGAAACCCTGCTCAAAGTGAAATTTGAAAGACCCGAAATTATCTTTGTATGTGAGAAAAAAATCCTGTACATTATAATAGTGAAGCAGTTAGGGAGTTTAATTTAAAAAATACAAATAATATTTAAAGATGAGTGAAAAATTAGGAATACCCTATATGGGTTCAAAGCGAAAACTCGCATCAGATATATTGCAAAAAATAACACAACGCCATAATGGTATTACAGATTTTTATGATTTGTTTGGTGGAGGTGGTTCAATTAGTTTTACTGCAATACGTGATTATCGCTTTAACGTGCATTATAACGAACTAAATAAACACATTTATAGTTTGGTTCATTACTTAAAAGATAATAAGGAATTAGAGCCTAAATTCTACGAATGGGTTACTCGATATGAGTTTCACAAGCAAATTAATAAAACCAATGACGAGGCTGATTGGTTTAGTGGTTTTGTTATGAGTTGCTGGAGTTTTGGTAATAGTCAAAGTTCCTATTTATATGGAGCAGATATTGAAGAGTTTAAAAGGCTTGCACACGAATTAATCGTTAATTTAGATGAAACTGCAATGTTTAAATTAGGTTTAAATATGGAAGGAATATTTAAAATAAAAGAAATTCAAAAGAGGCGTATTGCGTTTTGTAGTCACGTTAAAAAAATAACTGAAAAAAGATGCGATGTTCAAAACTTGGAATTAGTAGAGCACTTAACACGCCTACAAAACCTACAAAACCTACAAAACCTACAAAACCTACAAAACCTACAAATAAGTAATACAAGTTACGAAAAAGTATTGATTAATCCTAATGGAAATCCTATTATTTATTGCGATATTCCATACAAAGGAACTGGCGAATATAAAGAGGGTGGTTTTAATCACGATGCTTTTTATGAGTGGTTTGCTAATTTAGATTATCCTTGTTATTTAAGTGAGTATGATGCGCCTTTTGAAAAAATAGAAATGTTTAAACACCGAAGTAGTTTATCAGCTACTAATAATAAAAAGCAAGTATTTGAATCTATATTTTGGAATGGCAAAGGCGAAATAAATAAATCAACTTTATTTTGATATTTAAAAAAAAGCTTTATATTTGCATAAATAAAATATCTGGTCAGAGATATTCACGAAATTAATAACGCCTCTTTTAATGCTTAATTCTGACCAATTAAGATTTTTAAAGGAGGTTTTTATTTTATAGCCAATGATAAACTCAATAGAACAAATGATTGCAATAGTACAGATTTACATACATCATCGTAAGGGTAAAGAAGTACAAATATCAATCAATAGTGCAAGAGATATAATGCTTTTAACAAGAGCGCATCAAATAGCTTTAAATTGGCTAAATAATAACGGATTTAAACAAATATAAATTATGGAACGTAGCAAAGAAATGTTTTTACAAGTTCAAGAGGAACTTTTAGAATTACATAATCAAACAATTGAGGGCGAAGTGTCAAATTTAGACGCATTAATTAAAATGCGTAACGCTAAATCAGATGCTGAAAAGATTTTAGAAATAGTTAAAACTTTTGAAGATGAGCGACTAAATGAAATTACAACCGAAGCCGAAAGTTATGGCGGTACTTATCAAGGTTTTGAAATTAAATCGGTAAATGGTAGAAAAATGTTTAATTACAAATCAATACCGCAAATTACAGATTTAGAAAGTCAAAAGAAAACTTTAGAAGATAAATTTAAAAACGCCTTTGAGGGTTTTCAAAAAGGAATAGTACAAACAACCGAAGTAGATGGAGTTCGATATTGGATTGATGAAGATAGCGAACTACAACTATTTCCTGAATTAACAATCGGTAAAAGTTTTTTACAAATTAAAGATAAAAATAAAAAATAATTTGTATATTTGCTAAACAATAATAATCAGATGCAAGGTTTCGGCATCGTAACTCGAAACCATAAATAAATATATTATTATGAGTACTTCAAACAGACGTAGTGCATTCACTACACCGCAATCAAATCCAGCTACTAAATTCTTTGACTGGAAATCAAATGATAAATGTTTTTCTTATTACGACAAAGAAAAGTCTGAAAACGTTTTAGTCCCTTTACCTTTTAAATTTTTAGTATTAGACGAACTTCACGCTATTAAAGGGTGGAATGATGCAACTTCAAGCGGTATTTTCTCAAACGAAGTAAAGTTTATTTCTAAGGAAACAATGACCGTTAAACCATTTAAAGGAAATGAAATTGCAAAAGGTCTTTACAAAGACATAAAAGATAAAGTTGTTTCAGCTGGTGGACATTATGTAAAATCTATTTATGTAATGTTAGAAGACGGAACTTTAGCAAACATTCAATTGAAAGGTTCAGCAGTTCAAAAGTGGGGTGAGTTTACGCAAAAAACAAGAAATCGTTTACCTGATGAGTGGGTTTTAGTTTCAAAAGTTGTTGAGGGTAAAAAAGGAGCAGTAAAATTCAATACACCTGAATTTAGTTTCGAGCGTTCGATTTCAGATAGTGAAGCGGATTTAGCAGATGAGGCTTTCAATACTTTAGAAAATTATTTAAAATCTTACTTAGTAAAAGCAGAACCAATTATTGAAGATGTTACCGACATAAATGTCGATGACATAGAAGATGATTTAGAATTTTAATACAAGCCATACAACACAACTAATTTAAACCACCTAAAAAAGGTGGTTTTTTATTTAATAAAGAAAACATTTAAGAAAACATTTGTACGTTTCTCTATACTCTTATAGTAAATCGTTTTTTATTTTAATAGGGGTGTCCCTAAAATGAAAAAAAATGTTTGCTATGTTGACTTTTAAAAAAAATATTGAATTTATTGTTTTTATATTAAAATATATTTATATATTTGCATTTGTAGATGCTCAACCTACATCGAAAGTTTAACGTTAAATCTTAACGTAACCGAGAAACCCATTAAAGAGTTGAGCCTTTAGTGGGTTTTCTCTTTTTATTAATTATATGAATGAAATATTAGTATCTGTATTTAAAGACTTGTTTAAGTCTAAAGACGTGCCTTATATCGTTACACTTGAAAAAGTTTTGGAACGTATAAGAGCAGGTAAGTCAAAAGAACTTGTGGAACTTATAAGACAACAACCAACAAAAAAAGAGGCTGATTTAATTAAGCAGAAATTGCCTTGCATTTTATTTGGTGGTGAGTTTTCAGAACGTTCCAAAAATGGTTTAATAAATCATAGCGGTTTAATGGTTGTTGATTTTGATAAGTATCCTGACAACGATACAATGTTTGACCACTTACACGAACTTAAAAAAAACCAATACTTTGTGACTCTTTTTATTTCACCATCAGGAAATGGAATAAAAGGCGTTGTTCGTATTCCAAAATGTAATAAAATAGAACACGAAAAGTATTTTAAAGAATTTCATAAAATACACCAATACAATTATTTTGATATTGCTAATTGTAATGTGGACAGAGTTTGTTATGAAAGCTACGACCCTGACATTTACATAAATTATGATGCTGAATTGTTTTATCCAGCTATAATTGATGAGGGTTATTCTGTTTCAGAGAAAGTGCCTTTAATTCCAATAACTAATGAAGACCATATTATCGAAAGGATAATGAAGTTTGATTGGAAAAAGGATTTTGTAGAGGGTGAACGTAACGCTTTTATTTTTGATTTAGCTGGTGCGTTTTGTGAGTATGGTGTTTCGGAACATACTGCATTAAATTACATTTTAAATAATGTAGTTATAGGGGATTTTTCAGAAACAGAAACGAAAACCACAATTAAATCCGCATACAAAAGACGTTCTTTTAATTCTAAATTCTTTGAGGATTACAATAAAATTGATAATATAAGAAACGATTTTAAAAAAGGTAAAGATGCTATTTTAAAAAAGTATAACATTGAGGAGGATGTTTACAACGAATTAAAGGAAGTAGTAGAACACGAAGACTTTTGGTTTTTCAACGACAAAGAAAAAGTAATAATTGATACTTTAAAGTATAAATTATTTTTGGAGCGTAACGGATATAAAAAGTATTTTCCAAACGATACACAAAAACCAACGTGGGTTTCAATTAATTCAAATAAAATTAGTGAAACATCAGTTGAAAAAATAAAAGACTTTGTTTTAAATTATCTTTTAGAACGTGGTGAGATTGAAGTTTGGAACTATTGCGCAAAGTATCAAAATTTATTTAGTGAAAACTTTTTATTAATGCTTGAAAGTGTAGAACTTCTTTTATTAAAAGATACAAAAACAAAATCTTTTATAGCTTTTAAAAATGGTATTTTAGAAGTTACAAAAAACGAAATTAATCTTATAGATTACATTGATATTAATGGTTATATTTTTGAAAGTCAAATTATACAAAGGGATTTTATTAAATTAGATAATTTTGAAAATGAATATAGAGTTTTTATAAGTAATATAAGTGCAAATGAACCAACTGCAATTGAATGTACTATTGGTTATTTGCTTTCAACTTATAAAAATAAAATGAATAATAAAGCTATTATTTTAAATGATGAGGTTATAAGTGAAAATCCTGAGGGTGGAACAGGGAAAGGTTTATTTGTGCAAGGTTTAAGACAAATTAGAAACGTTTCAATTTTAGATGGTAAAACATTTGACGATAAAAAATCATTTCCATATCAGACCGTAAGTCCTGAAACTCAAGTATTGGTTTTTGATGACGTTAAAAAGAATTTTGATTTTGAAAGTAAATTTAGCTTAGTTACTGAGGGAATGACTTTAGAGCGTAAAAATAAAGACGCTATTAAGTTAAAAGTTGAAGATAGTCCAAAGATGGTTATATCTACTAATTACGCTATTCGAGGCGAGGGTAATTCACACGACAGACGAAGACACGAATTAGAAATTGCACAATATTATGGTAAACGTTTAACACCTTATGACGAATTTAACAAACAATTATTTGACGATTGGGATTTAAAAGAGTTTAATAAGTTTGATAATTATATGGTTTATTGTCTGCAGTCTTACTTAAAAAATGGATTGATACAACAAAATGCTAAGAATATCAAAATGCGTAAATTTATAGCTGAAACGTGTATAGAGTTTTACGAATGGATTTCAGATAGTCAAAATGTGCCTTTGAATATTAGAAACGATAAAAGCCAGTATTTTAATGCTTTTACTAATGAGTATAAAGATTTTCAAAAATGGTTAACACGTAAAAAGTTAAACATTTGGATACAAAAATATTGTAGCTTTATCGATGTTGAATATTTAAGTGGAAATTCAAACGGATTGCAATGGTTTACAATTAAAACAGATAAAGATTTGATTATTGATGAGGATAACGACGGAATAGACTTTTAATTAAAAACTAAAGTTTTTAAAAATAGTTTTAAATTATGAAATAATATTTGTATATTTGTTTTATCGGAGTGGACGCCGAAATAAAAACATTATAAAATTCCAACACTGATAAAGACGTCCACCTTTTGATGTGTTGGTTTTTACTTTTATGGAAGTTTGGAAAACAATTAAAGGATTTGAAAATTATGAAGTTTCTAATTTAGGAAACATAAGAAGATTATATTTAAAAGGTTATAAATATAGAAAACCAGTTTTGCAATTTGGTTATTGTTCGGTTACATTTGTTTTTAATAAAACAGAATTTAAAAAGTTTCAAGTACATAGATTAGTGGCTATATCATTTTTAGAAAACAAAGAAAACAAACCTTGTGTAAATCATATTAACGGAATTAAAACAGATAATCGTGTTGAAAATTTAGAATGGTGCACACATTCTGAAAATGAAAAACATTCTTTTGATAAATTAGGTAAAATAACAAATGGAATTATTAGAAGAAAAATACCATTAAATAAAATTATTTACATAAAAGAATTGTATAAAAAAGGATTTAGTCAAAGAAACATAGCTAAACAATTTAACGTTTCTCAAACAACTATTGGAATGATAATTAATGAAAAAACTTATATAAAACATGTCTAAATTTTTAAGAGACTATCAGAAAAGAATATCTAAAGACGGAACGGACATATTAAAGGCAAAGAAAATACTTTGTCTTTTTATGGAAGTCCGCACTGGTAAGACTGCAACCGCATTAGATATTTGTAAAAATTACGGAGCGAAAAGAGTTTTATTTATTACAAAAATAAAAGCATTTACATCGATTGAAAATGATTATTGGGATTTTAAGTATTTAAACGATTTTGATTTAACTATTATTAATCGTGAGAGTTTGCATAAAATAGAAACTAACGATTTTGATGTAGTTGTTATTGATGAGGTTCACGGATACACAAGTTATCCAAAACCAAGTAAATACCATAAAGACGTTAAGAAGCGTTTCGGTAATATTCCTATGATTATGTTATCAGGAACACCAACACCTGAAAGCTACTCACAATATTATCATTTATTTACACTTTCTAATCATTCACCATTTAATAAATATGCTAATTTCTATAAGTGGGCAAATGAGTATGTTGATATTAAATTGAAGTACTTAGGTTATGCGCAAGTAAAAGACTATTCTAATGCACGTAAAAAAGACTTTTGGCATTTAATAAGATACTATATTTTGACTTTTACGCAAAAAGAGGCTGGATTTATAACTAATGTAAAAGAAAATGTTTTAAAGGTTAAAATGAAACCGATAACTTATGCAATAACTGAAAGATTAATAAAGGATTTAGTTGTTACAAGTTCCACAAGTGGTAAGCAAATAATAGCAGATACTGGTGTAAAATTGCAGCAGAAAATTCATCAGTTATTTAGTGGCACTATTAAATATGAGGATGGTAGCACTCAAATAATAGACGATACAAAAGCGGTATTTATAAAAGAAAAGTTTAAAGGTAAAAAGATAGCAATATTTTATAACTTTGTTGCTGAATTAGATATGTTAAAGCAAACATTTGGAACACAATTAACAACAGATTTAAACGAATTTAATACAACTGATAAGAATATAGCTTTGCAAATTGTTAGCGGTCGTGAGGGCATCAGTTTAGCAAAAGCAGATTATCTAATATTTTTAAACTTACAATTCTCAGCAGTTAGTTACTTTCAAGCTAAAGATAGATTGACTACAATGGTTCGTAAATCAAATGAAATTTATTGGATATTTGCAGAAAATGGTATTGAAGAAAAAATTTATAAATCTGTAATGAATAAAAAAGACTACACAAATGACACATTTAAAAAAGACTTTGGAGTTAAGCGAACAAGCAATACAAAAGAAAATTATCAATCAGTTAGAGCTCGAGGGTTATTTAGTTCTTAAGTTGATTAAATGCAATAAGAATGGTTATCCTGATTTATTGGCGGTCAAAGAAAACGACACTATGTTTATTGAGGTTAAAAAACCAAGTGGAAAACTATCTGAACTTCAAAAAGTAAGAATAAACGAAATGAGATTAAAAGGTATTAACGTAAAATGCTGGAAAAGTTATGGATGCGATTTTGAATATTAAAGGAATTAAATTAAACCTCAACTTTGAGGAACAACTTTCGCCACAAGGCAGACCAATAAGATTAAGTGGTATTTCTAAAAATTTAAAAATGCCTGAGAAATACGTTGATAAATCTTATAAAAATCATTGGATTTATACATTTAGATACTTAGGTACTGATAGTTTTATAAGTTTTGAATTTGACTATTACGGTAAATTTGTAGGAGTAAAAAAAAGTTAAAAAAAATTGCAAATTAAAAATAAATAACTAAATTTGTATTAGTAGAGTCGTCGATACATTAACAATATAATAAAATTCCACCATTGATAAAGACGACGACCTTTTGATATGGTGGTTTTTCATTTTTAGACAGAAATTAGCAAGTATGTAATTACGCTGAATATATTTTGATTAATGATGAAAATTTGTTAAATTAGTAAATTATAACGGCATCTGCTTTGCGAAGTGTCGGTTTTCAAGGTACAAGGGTTCAAATTAGCACTTCACCCGCCATTTTGCAAAGCAAGTGTTAGCGGTTCGGGCTTCTCCGATTTTAGAAGTCCAAAGTTTAATAACAAAAAAAATGATAAGAGATATGTTTGAAGATATGCCAATAATAAGTAGCATAATCGCAATTTTTATTTTAGGGCTTGCTTTTCTATTGATAGACGGAATTGCAAGTAAGCCTGAACCATTTTACGGAAGCGTAATTGATAAACATTACAAAGCCGAAAGAACAAGTGTAGGTACTGGAACTGCTGTTGGAAGCAATGGTAGCGTAGGTGTGGTAACAACCACAGAAACCGACACAGAAGAGTTTTTAATAATGGTCAAAACCGAAACAGGCGAAATAGTTACAGTGAAATGTGAACCTGAACTATATTATGAAAAGCAAGTAGGTCAAAAAATTGATTGTAAGGCTTACAAAGGTTTATTTACAGGTGCAACTTGGTCAATGTACGTTGTCCGATAGCCTGACGCATAACGTTTCGGTGCTTGTAGATGCCAGCCTACACGCATTTTATTTTCGGCTGGTATTTACAAACACCTGTTATAAGAAGTAGCGGGTAATTAAAACTAAATATTATGAAATTAAAAGAAAAGTTTGAAAAAGTATTAAAAAATTCTAAACCTCATTTTTTAAAATTTGACACAAATGATTGTATAGAAATATGCGATAATTTTGCCATTAAATTTGCAGAATGGTTAGTAATTCAATATAATGAAGATATAATATATACCGAATATAACACTAAAGAATTATTAGAAATATTTAAAAAATCTTATAAAAACGAATCGTAGCCATTGAAC